TGGTGTTGGTGGTGTTGGTGTTTTCGAACCGGGCTTCAGTCGCTGGCGGGAACACCAGCACACCGCCCACGGTTCCGCGCCGCCGACCGAACACAACTGGGATCGGCTCACCTATCACCATGGCCCGCTGCGGCACCCGGAGCGGTGAGTTGCCGGCGGCGGCAGAGCTCTTTGCTGGCGGTGGCAGCTGGCCCGTACTGGGCAGCGCGAACGAGATCGCGTTGCTGCCAGACGACTTGCCGATGGCGAATGCCGGCCCTTTGTAGCTGCCGTCTCCGGCGAAGGTGAACGCTCCAGCTTGGTGAACGCCAAAGCCCGGAGAGGACCGGCGGCTGCCGTCAGGGTTGAAGGTTTGAAGCGCGTAGCGAACGGTGTCGGTCATAGCCGGCAGGGCACCCCGATCAGTTCGGTGGTAGCCGAGCGCGGCGGGAACTGCGCGCCGATCGGCGACAGGGCCGAGCCGAGTTGGATGGTGCGGCTGACCAGTGTGCCGCTGCCGCCGATGCACTCGCCGACCGTCGCCGCGGCCACGGTGAAAGCGGCCGGGATCCCAGTGTCTCCAGCTACCTCGTCAAAATCCAGGACCGTGATCCAGCACAGCCAGCGCTCAGCCAGTGCCCGCTCAAACAGGTCGTGGTTTTCTTTGGTAGCCGGCATCGTGATGGTGGCCTGCTCACCCTGGCCCTGACCGCTCACCAGCCCTGACCAGCTGAGCTGCCGGTAGGCCCACTGCACCCCGCCGAAGGTGATGATCTGGTTCATCCACTGGGTCTGCCAGCGAGCGAACATCGTCCCGGCCCCATCGCCCAGCTCGATCAGTGCCACCTGTGCCCTGGCCATCAGGAGCCCCTCATCGCGATGCGCCCGCCAGGTGTGCGCAGCGCCCCTAGGATCCCATCGGCCAGGGTTTGCATGCCGGACTGGAAATCGGCCATGCTCACCGTGTCGGTGCCATCGGGCAGCTGGTAGACCGGGCCGGTTTGGATCGGGATCGTGATGCCGGTGGGCACACCGCCCCCACCGGCCGCGGCCCGGGTGTGATCGATGATCGTCTCGCGGGGGTGCACCATCGCCCAGAAGCCGCCGCGGCCATCGAGTCCGCCGGACCTGGGGGCGTTGCCGGTGTAGCCGCCGCCCTCAAAGCTGGGCACCTGGACTGCGCCAAACGTGGGCAGAGTCGGCAACCGCAACCGGGCAGCCACGTTGTTCACGTTGCTGATCATCTGGTTGATGGCACCCAGAAAGCCGTTGATCACGTTCGCGGCGAACTGGAGCACGCTGCGCAGCACATTCTTAATCCCACCTGCAGCGATCTCGAACGGCTTTGTCAGCGCAGAGGCCACCCTGCCAACGGAACTGCTCACCCAGTCCCACACGGCGCTGAGGCCGGCGCGGATCGTAGTCGCAATGGCGCCGACCACTGCGCTCACCGCAGCACCTACCGCCTTGCCAACGTCGCCGATCACCTTGCCGATGTCGTCGCGGAAGGTGTAGATCAACGCACCCACCGCCACCAACGCCGCACCGATCAGCAGCGGCCAGCCAACGATCGCAGCGGCGAATGCGCTCAGCGCCGCGGCCAACGGTCCCAGCGCACCCAGCCAGCCGGCAATCGTAGCGCCGATGGCCAGCCCTTGGAAGGCGCCCAGCACCGTGAGCACGCTGGCGACGATGGGGGCCAGCACGGTGAAGCTGATCGCCAGCAGGGCCAATCCGCCGACGATTGCCTGGATGGGTCCAGGCAAGCTGGCGAAGCCATCGACCACTACCGTGAGCAGGGTGGCCACAGCGTCAAGCGCTGGCAATAGCGCCACGGTGATGCCAGCAGCCAAGGCGCCGACCTTGCCACCAAGGGCCGCCAGCTTATCGTTGTACTCGTCGGCCTTCTTGGCGAAAGCGCCGGTCATTTTGACGCTGAGCGATTCGATGGCGGCGCCACCTTCATTCAGCATCGGGATCATTTCGGCGCCGGCTTTGCCGAACAGCTGCATCGCCAGCGCTGTCTTCTCCACGCCATCAGGCATGGTCTTAAACTTGTTGGCAATCTCGAGCGTGACTTGATCGGCAGTCTTCAGGTTGCCGGCTGCATCCTTGGCGCTTACCCCCAGCGTCCTAAGGGCGTCGGCCGTGGGTCCCTTGCCTGTCTCGGCGGCTTCGTACATGCCCCTGCTGAGCCTGCCGAGAGCCTTGCCCACGCTGTCGATGTCGGTGCCGCTGGTGGCTGCTGCCCTGTTGAATCGGGCCAGGGATTCCACACTCACGCCGGTGCGTTGGCTGAGATCGTTGAATTTGTCGCCCGCCTCGATCGTCTTGCCCACCAGCGCCGCCAGGCCGCCCACGGTGGCTACCGGCGCCAACGCGCCCAAGGCCCCACTAAGCGGACCGATCCTGCTGGTGAGGTTGTGCGCGGCGCCCTCCACCTGCCTGAACTTCCCCTGCAAAGCCGTGATCTGCTCGCCACCAGTGACCTTGGCGGCAATCCTCAGCAGGGCATCCATGTTCATGGCCATCAGGTCTTCGCCCCCTGGTTCAGGATTTCGGCTTCAATCACCTGCACGTCTTCCATAACCCGGCACAGGTTCTTTACTCGATACAGTCTACCGGTGCCGATCAGCTCGCTATTGATCAGCCCGATTCGCTGGCCGTTGTCTGTGCGCCACTGGGTCTGGCATCGCATGAACAGCTCGACAGCCGGCCAATTCTCGGGCCAGACATCAAACACCTTCGGGGCCTGTGATCCGATCAGCTCGGCCGCGGCCTCAGCAGACAATCCCAGGGCTTCGGCTTCTTGCCTCAGTCGCTCAGTGTCGTTCGGCCCTGCGCCGCTCAGCCAATGCCGCGCGGCGCCTTGGAGTTTCCCCGCTTGGCTCCTTCCAGGCTTTCGGCCCATGCGTCGCACACAGCCTTGGCCACGCCCTGAATCCGCAGGAACTTGTCGACTGCGGCAGCGGTGAAATCCACCGGCTCGCCGTCGTCATCGGTCACACCAGCCCAGCCCACTAGCACCTCAGCCGCGATAGTCCGATGGTTGACACCCTCCAGCTCCGGATCGTCCTCGCCACGCTTCAGGAGCGCCGCCCGCCTGGCCGATGCCACCAGCAGGTAATCGATTCGCTCTTGATCCAAGAAAGCAAACTCGGCGGTGAAACTGTAGCTTTCGTTGGCTAACTTGCCAGCCACTTTCCATTCGTAGCTGGTGTCGTCTGAGAGCTTGAACATGGAATGCCGTGGGGTAAGGGATCAGGTGTAGACCAGGGTCATTTCGTCGCTGGTGCCAGGCGTGTGGATGGCCACGAACGGCAGGGTTAGCATCGCCACGCCATTGGCGTCCGCAGGGGTCGGCGGCCCGAAGTTAGCGTATGGGATGTTCACCTGCACCCTGTTACCCGCCACGGTGCCATGGGTGAAGCTGATCGCGCCAGTGGTGCCGGCGATGGCGGGCGCATAGAAGTCCTTCGTTGACAGTGCATCGGGCCGCTCAATGGTCAAAGATCCTTCCACCATCCGATCGGTGATCCTCACCGACTGCGTGCAGCCAGCGTGGTTAAAGAAGTTGATCTCGTTGCCCAGGTTGATGCGGCAGCTGCTCACGCAAGCCGACAACCCCGCCACCGTCACCGTAGGGGTGTTGACGGCACCGAAATCGACCGGAGCCGCCTGGTTGGTGTAGGTCGGGGTCGGGAAGGCAACGTCTGTAGGCGCGTTGTAGATGCCTTGAAAGCTGAAATTGATTCGCGGGTAAGCGCCAATCTCAAACACCAGTTCAGCGTTGCCTCTGCCGCCGGTGCCAAGGTGTCGGTTGCCATCCCAGTTGTGGTTCAGGCTGACTGAATCAGTTACTGGAGTCACCAGCGAGTAAGTGGTCGTCGAGGAAACGGTCGTCTCGGCAAACCCAACCGCCCGCAGCAGCGGGGAATACTTGGGCGCCGTGCCGGCAGTGCCGGAGCCAGCCAGCTCCACGCCGAACTCGATGCCCATCTTCCGCTGTGCGATCACCCTGGAGCGGATCCGCCCAAACCCAGGATCAATCACCCCGCGCTCCAGGATCTCGCCGTCAAGCGGCGTCAGGTTTGGATCCAGGACCAGGATGGCCTCAGGGCCGGCCGGCGCGCTCGATGTCCCGTAGGTCGATTCGATCGCCACCATCAGCAGTTGGCGCTTCGTTAATGCCATTGGTGGCCTCGGTGGGTTGGGTCGAAACGGTGGACGCGGGCTCTGTTCTGTTGAGCAAGACCAGTTCGCCTTTCCTCAGGACGTAGGAGCCGGACTGAGTTGGCAGGGGGGGAGTTGCCACAGATCTCAGGAGGTGAGGTCGGACAGCTGTGTCCTATACCTCAAAGTGTAGGAACAGCGCAGCACACCGATCTCTCCGCTCTCCGCGTCCCACACGCGGCCTTGTGGGTAGCAGTGGATCACGCTGAGACCGGCGAACGTTTCAGCCATCAGGCGGCTGTGCGCATCCACCCGGACTGGATCGGCCAGGGTCGATAACGGTGCACCGCTGATCAGCACTTCGACGGTAAAGCCAAGATCGGTGTTGATCTTGCAGTTGGAGATCACCTCGTCGCTCTCGTTGCTCGGCTGCAGCACGATGCAGGGCATCTCATTCCTGGCGACTGCTTCCCAGCGACCACGGAACACCCGACCGTTGACGCCCGCGGTTGGGGCCAGTGCCGCCTCGATGGCCGCCAGGATCTGCTCGGACCTGCTCAGTGTCATGGCCGCGGCTCCTCATCAGGGATGGCATCCGAGTAGCGGCGCCGGGTGCGCCCCAGCATCCGCCCAGCGGCGGTGATGGCGCCCTGGGCAGGGCTGGGCACCAGCACGCCCAGGGCCCAGTTCCAGCGGCTTTCGCACGCCTGGTGTGGTGAAGGCGCCCGGAACTCACAGACGCCGATGTAGGCGGCCAGCATCCCGGCGGTTAGCCAGTTCATAGCTGCCCCTTCCTCAGCCTGTCTTCGTGGTCGTCCAGAGTGTTCTTGTGCTGGGCCAGCATCTCAAGGATCCTGCCCTCGAAACTCCCAAGGCCCTTGGAGATGCTCCAGAGCGCCTTAACGGCAGAGCTGGCCAGGGTGGTGACTGCAATCCCTAGCCCCGCCAGAGCGGTGACTTCAACGATTCCTAGTCCCATGCTGCCGGCGGTGATTGCGCTCAGCCT